ACATGGGCTACCGAAATAAGAATAATATCGGTTCCTTATTGGATGAAATGATAGCGTCCAAACTAGAAGAAGCTCAGGAGTCTGGAGTCTATTCTAGTAAAGACTTAGCAGATTTACTACAGATGGCTCACAAAATGCGCATTGACGAGATTAAAGCTCAGACCGATCTCGCTAAAGCCGAAAGCAGCAATATCAAAAACCAGACTAATGTGCAGATTAATGAATCAGTGCCTTTCGGTCAAGGTAATTATGGTAAGCTGATGGATAAATTACTCAATGGAACAGACTGAAATTACCGAAAGGTTCTTAAAAACAGCCGATCAGGTTGATGAACTTGAAAAGAAACAAGCGATGCACGAAGTACAATGCGAAGAGCGTTGGAAAACGTGCTTTCAACGTTTAGAAGATGTTGAAAAAGGACTTACACGAATTGAATCCCGTATGATGGGAATTGGTGGAACAGTTATTTTGTTCCTAGCCGGTGTGCTAGTAACTCTAGCCACTAAGATGTAGGAGAGCATTATGCCAGCAGGAAAAGGAACTTACGGTAAAAAACGCGGTCGTCCGGCCAAGAAAGGCAAGGGCAAAAAGAAGCGAGGTAAATAGTATGCAAATTTTTGAAAAGCGGGGTAAATGGTGCTTTCTTGAAATCATTGAAGACCAAGGGATAAGAAAGCTACACAAATTCGGCACAAAAGAAGAAGCTAGAGTAGCCTTAGGGGTTAGCTGTATAGATTGCGACTGTGATCCTTGTGAGTGCACCCCCTATAAGGATGCTAGGGAGGAATTAGTAGATGGCAGTGAGAAAAAAGAGGAAAACAGCAAAGAAGAAGCCAGTACCGACAAACAAGCGTCTGTACTCAGCAGTAAAGGCCCAAGTAAAAAGAAAGTTTAAAGTCTACCCTTCGGCATATGCAAACGCGTTCTTAGTAAAAGAATACAAACGCAGAGGCGGTAAGTACCGCATGGGAGTCAGAAAGTGAATAAACAAGAGGTAGCTCGTCGAGACAGAATAGTTTCAGACTTTACTACTAGTTGGGAGTATAGACTAGATAGTTCACAATATGGAATGGCAGATGCTTGGAAAATTATTTATTCAAAAGATGAGAAAGGTAAATATGTAGGAGACTGCGAGGATTACGCTTTGTCTATTTTGTATAGATTATGTGGCGAAAGTCATTTAAAAATGTGGTGGATGCTTCTCACTCATCAAGCAGGCATCTGTTTAGTTGGGCCTAGTAATAGAAAAATATCTCATGCAGTGTTACGCTATAAAGGTGACTACGTAGATAACTGGACTCGTAAGTTTGGAGGTAAAGAACAAATTCAAAAAAATCATCAGTTTCACTGGTGGTTTGGGCATGGTTGGGCTTATATGACCGCTATAAAAATGCTTATTAGCAAAATAGTGAGAATATTTAAATGAGTCTAACTAAATGGTTCAAGGAAGACTGGGTAGATATCTCTCGTCCTAAGAAAGGAGGTGGTTACGCCAAGTGCGGGAGAAGCAAAGCAAAAAGTAGTAAGTACCCTAAATGCGTTCCAAAAGCTAAAGCAGCTCGTATGTCCGCAGCTCAAAAGAAGTCTGCAATAAGTAGAAAAAGAAAAGCAGGCAATCCAGGAGGCAAACCTACTATGGTTAAGACTTTCGTAAAAAGAAAGCGTAAAGCTACTATGAAGCGGAAGAAGAGATAAACTATGCCAGCAAAAAGAAAAGCAAGGAAAAAAGATTCAAGACTAAAACGCGCGGGTGTATCAGGTTTTAACAAGCCTAAGCGTACACCTGGCCACGCTAAAAAATCACATATCGTAGTAGCTAAAGTTGGCAGTAAGATAAAAACAATTCGTTTCGGCCAGCAGGGAGCTAGAACGGCAGGGAAGCCGAAGGCCGGTGAGTCTACGGCAATGAAAAAGAAAAGGGCGTCATTTAAAGCAAGACACGCCAAGAATATTGCTAAAGGCAAAATGTCAGCAGCATATTGGGCGGATAAAGTAAAATGGTAGACGAAAAAACTGGGTTTCATCCCGCAGACACAAATGGTGACGGAAAAGTATCCGACATTGAAACAGAAATGTACCTTGAGTTTCGAAGAAAAGAATTAGAAGATCAAGATGCACAGCGTGATGCAATGAGAAAGATGACATGGTTTTCCTTATGGGGAATGTTGTTTTATCCTTTCGGCATTTTTTGCACATCATTATTTGGTCTGGATAGCGCCGCAAAAATAATTGGTGATATTGCTCCCACTTACTTTGTAGCTATCGCGGCTTTGGTTTCCGCATTCTTTGGGGCCAATGCATATGCAGGGAAAAAATAATGGAAATGTTACTTGATTTAGCAATGACTTTTTGGCAGTGGACAGTATTCGGAGCACTAGTAGTAGTTGGTTTTATCTTTACTAAGTTTGATGGACAAGGAGACTATCGTGTAGGATTTGAGTATTCTGAAATGCCTCATATGAAACCTCTTCCAATTCAGACTAAAGATAAAGGCTTTTTTAAAGGTATTTGGCATTGGTTAATGGGAGTACGACAGTGGGAAATCTGTGATGACTTTCATTTTAAGATCGGAGGGGAAGAGTACGTAGTTCCTAAAGGTTTTGAGTTCGATGGCGCCTCAGTACCAAAGTTTCTAGCCATGTGGCTATCTCCTACAGGAGTACTACTAATGGGCGGTCTTGTTCACGATTACGTTTATAAGTTTGCTTGCTTGAAAAAGAAAGACGGAACAAACACAACTCGAATGAATCAAAGTCAGGCAGACAAACTTTTTAGAGACATCTGCATTGAAGTAAATGGTTTTAAATTTTTAAACTATCTTGCTTACTGGGCATTAGCAGCAGCAGGCTTTATGGCGTGGAACGGCCATAAAAAGAGAGGTACTCACGTATGAACTTAGTTAAAAGACTCATTGGAGAACGCACATCTTGGGATGGCGCAATGCTTATTGGAATCTGCGGATCAGTAATACTTTTCGGCGGTTTAGCAAAAATGATGGCATGGGTTGGTTTAGCCTATGGTATTTGGACACTAGTTAAAAAAGAAGATTAATATGACAGTTGAAGTAAGTCGTAGAGATATACTCTACGACGAAATAGTTGAATTAGGATCTGAGGCAAAGTTCTTAAAACTTCCAATAGGACCGTACTTAAACCTATTGAACGTCACACCGTTGCCATCGCAAATAGCAATTATAAATGCGATTAACAACCCTAAATACCGTTTTGTCTCTGCCGCCGTCTCTCGTCGGCAAGGCAAAACTTACATTGCCAACATTATTGGACAGCTCGTGTCTTTAGTGCCTGGCTCTAACATTCTTATCATGTCCCCAAACTATTCTTTGTCTCAGATCTCTTTCGATCTACAAAGGAACCTAATTAAACATTTTGACTTAGAGGTTACAAAAGATAATGCAAAAGATAAAGTTATTGAAATCTCGAACGGATCTACTGTACGTATGGGATCAGTTAATCAAGTTGACTCTTGTGTTGGTCGTTCGTATGACCTTATCATTTTTGACGAAGCTGCTTTGGCTGATGGAAAAGATGCCTTCAACGTGGCGCTCAGACCCACACTAGACAAAGAAAACTCCAAAGCAATTTTTATATCTACGCCACGGGGTCGCAACAACTGGTTCTCGGAGTTTTTCTATAGAGGCTTCTCAGACGAATTCCCAGAATGGTGTAGTATACGAGCGACATATCGAGACAATCCTCGAATGTCAGAAACTGACATAGCAGAAGCGCGTAAGTCTATGTCAGAAGCCGAGTTTCGGCAAGAATACGAAGCTGACTTTAATACTTATGAGGGTCAGATTTGGAAGTTTGATTTTGAGACACAGGTAAAAGACTTGTCTCAATTAGATACCTCAAAGATGGATGTCTTTGCGGGCTTGGACGTAGGATACAAGGATCCTACAGCGTTGTGTGTAATCGCATATGACTGGGATGAGGACAAATTTTACTTAGTTGATGAGTACTTTAATTCGGAGAGAACCACAGAGCAACATGCTATTGAAATACAAAAACTTATTGATCGTTGGGATATTGATTATATCTATATTGACAGTGCTGCTCAGCAAACAAGGTTCGATCTCGCGCAGAACTATGACATCTCCACCATTAACGCTAAGAAGTCTGTACTGGATGGAATTGGACATGTATCGGGCATTATCGACAACGACAAACTTTATGTTGACCAAGAATGTAAAGAGTCCCTTAAGTGTTTAGATGCTTATCAATGGGATCCTAATCCTAATCTATTAAAGGAAAAGCCGAAGCACAACATGGCTTCGCACATGGCAGACGGTCTTCGCTACGGACTATATTCATTTCAAACCGCAAACGTGTCCTTCTAGCGACACCTGATGAAAAATAGTTATTGACAAGTCACCCTAAAGTCGATATAATTCTTTAGATGAAAATTGAGGATCTAATGGAAAATGCCCAAGTTAAAACGTGATGTTGTAAAGTATGTACGAGATAAGGCTAAGTCCAAGTATGAAAAAGGGAACGCTTGCGAGATTTGCAATGAGACAGAGCAGCTTGACTTTCACCATTTTTACAGTTTAACACCATTGCTAAATCAATGGTTGACAAAGAACAAACACAATCCTGAATACATACAAGCACTTCGGGATGACTTTATAGAAGAACACCATGCTGAGCTATATGATTACACAGTTACATTATGTCATACTCATCATATAAAGCTTCACTCAATTTATGGCAAAGACCCGGGATTAGGCACTGCAAAAAAGCAAATGCGTTGGGTAGAGATTCAAAGAGAAAAACATAATGGCATGGTATAATATTTTTGAGAAAAAACCCGTAGAAGTTGAGGAGAAGTTAAATCCTGCACAGCTTCATATGGGCAATGATATTAACTCTTCTCGAGAGCCCAGCTTTAGTTATGAAAAAGCGTATGAAGACTTAGAAATCGTTAATCGCGGCGTAAATATGATCGTAGATGATGTAGCTGAGATTCCTACTACTGTTTCTAGAGACAATGCTTTTCGAGGCGTAGTTCCTGGCATTAAGAGATCCAAGGTAGATATTCTTTTAAACAAATCTCCTAATCCTTATCAAGATATTAACAGCTTTAAGCGTAATCTTATTACTGATTTTTTAATTGATGGTAATATTTTTATGTACTTTGATGGAGCTCATCTCTATCACTTACCGGCCACAGATGTACGTATTCATTCTAGTAAAGAAACGTATATTGAAAAGTTTACAATGCATGATATTACGTTTAGTCCTGATGAGATTATTCATATTAAAGAAAACTCTTTCCACTCCATATATCGCGGAGTTCCTCGACTAAAGCCTGCATTACGCACTATGATTCTCATGAAAAGCATGAGAGCTTTCCAAGATAATTTCTTTAAGAACGGAGCCGTTCCGGGTTTAGTACTTAAATCTCCTAATACACTCTCCGAAAAAATTAAAGAACGTATGATGGTTTCTTGGCAAGCAAGATACCGTCCGGATGCAGGAGGAAGACGACCTCTTATCTTAGACGGTGGAATTGAAGTGGATTCAATTTCCAATGTAAATTTTAAAGAATTAGATTTTCAAACTTCGATAGATGAGAATGAAAAGATTATTTTAAAGGCGCTAGGAATCCCTCCAATTATGTTGGATTCTGGTAATAACGCTAACATTCGCCCAAATATGCGGATGTATTATCTTGAGACTATACTTCCTATTGTTCGAAAAATTAATTATGGACTCGAAAGATTTTTTGGTTTTGAATTACGTGAGGACATTTCTGATATCCCCGCTTTACAGCCAGAATTACGAGATGCTTCAGCATACTACACATCTTTAGTAAATGGAGGTATTATTACTCCAGCAGAAGCAAGAGACCGATTAGGCTTTGAGCCTGTTGAAGGTACAGAAGAAATACGCGTTCCTGCAAACATTGCAGGTTCAGCAACTAACCCAGATGAAGGCGGAAGACCCGTCGAGGAAACAGAGGAAGCGGAGGAATAATGGGAAGTTTAAGACAAAGAGGCAAGGTCCTCGAAGCAGTATCAATGGTAATGCTAGAAGAAGGAAAAATACTTAGTAAGCGTGAGTATGAACATATTGAAGCACGAACACCTATTCGAGCAGGACTTGTACTGAATTTTTTTGGGAGCTGGAGTCGCATGTTAGGTATTATGCAGAGCTCTCTTCCAGAAGTGTGGGCAGAAATTAAGAAGAAGGAAAATCCTCCTCCTAAACCAAAACCT